GAAATAGATGAAGAGAAAGAAGATATTGAAGAAAAGAAAAAGTATAAAGATGATGATCGTAAAGATGGAGGAGAAAGTAAAGAAACTAAACGTACTGAAAAAATGAAGTATGGAAAAGATCTTGCTGAATCTGATGTTGACGAAGAAATCAATTTAGACGAAATTTTAGCAGAAATCGAAGAAATGGATAAAAAGGACATCGACGAAGATGCCAAAACAGACGCCGAAGAAGAAGGCTATGAAGACGGTATGGAAGACGAAAAAGAAGACATGGAAGATAAAGATGAAGAAGAACTTGATCTTGAAGACATGACTGATGACGACCTTAAAGATTTCATTGAAGACGTAATTGCTGACATGGTTAAATCTGGTGAGCTAGAAGCAGGTGAAAGTTTCGAAGAAGAAGACGAAGTAGACGTAGACGTTGAAGACGAAGTAGACGTTGAAGTCACAGAAGGCAAAAAGAAAAAAGACGACGAGAAAGAAGACGTTAAAGAAGAAAAAGAAATGGACGAAGCCGCAGTTGGCACTCCAGGAAGTGGAACATATACAAAAAACAACCCATATGATACTGGTGAGAAATCAATCGGTGGAGATATTGCTAAAGCTCTCGGAGATGCAGCAAGTTGGTCTAAAGAAAAATTAGCAGCATTGAAACAATGGTCTGAAGATTTTGAAAAGAATAAAAAGTATGCTTCATCTGGAAATAAAACAGCTACAAGACCCGGTTCCTCAGGAGTAGGTATCTACGAAAAGGACGAAGAGCTTGAAGAAGCTTATTCCACAATTGAATCTTTAAAATCAGATTTAAACGAAGTTAATTTACTTAATGCTAAATTGCTTTACACAAACAAGATTTTCAAGGCTAAAAACTTAACTGAAAGTCAAAAAGTTAAAGTATTAGGTGCTTTTGATAAAGCTGGTACTGTTAAAGAAACTAAATTGGTATTTGAAACTTTAAACGAAGGTTTAAAGACTAAAAAAGCTCCAATTAGAGAATCTTTAGGTGCTGCTTCAAGAGTATCTGGAAATGTTAACAATAAAAAACCAATTATAAAAACCGATCCAATGGTGGCAAGGTTCCAAAAATTGGCAGGTTTAAAATAAATTAATAATAAATAAACAAACAATAAAATGAGTCAATTAAATTCACTTTTAGAAAGCTCTGCGAACAACTGGAAAAGTGTTCAGAGTGATGCTGCTAGATTAGCAGACAAGTGGGAAAGAACAGGACTATTAGAAGGTTTAGGCGAAGTTAACAAGAACAACATGAGTATGATTCTTGAAAACCAAGCTAAGCAACTTGTTGTTGAGCAATCACAAACTGACCAAGGCGGCTTTGCTGCTAATGGCGGTAATGGTGCTCAATGGGCTGGTGTAGCTTTACCATTGGTAAGAAAAGTATTCGGACAAATTGCGTCTAAAGAATTCGTTTCTGTTCAACCAATGAACCTACCTTCAGGTCTAGTATTTTTCCTAGATTTCCAATATGGACAAGACAAAGCATTAAACTTTGGAGCAACTCCAACAGGAGATGTTTATACAAGTCCATCTTCTATGTACGGTAACACAAACCCAGCTGGTGGAGCAGATCCATCTGATGGTTTATACGGTGCTGGTAGATTGGGATATTCAATCAACCAATTCTCAGCTTCAGTTACTACTACAGTATCTACTGCTTCTTGGGAACAATTACATTACAGTGCTGAATTATCAGCTTCTGTTGCTGCTGGTGGTTATACATCTGTATCTATCCCTGCTAGCGGTTTAACAAGACCTGATACTAAAGGAGTTAGAGCATTTGTATTATCTTCTGGTTCATCAGAATCAGCTGCTTCTACTGCACTATTAAGACCTCAGTATACTGAGTATGATGGAACTAACATTTACTTTATCTATGAAGGTGCTGTAGATGCTACAAACATTCCAGATGAAGGCGCTAATGCTGGTTTCTGTTTATATAACCAACAACCAACATCTGACTTTAGAGGAGATTTCGAAGATGCTGCAGATGCAGGTAGACCAAATGCTGAATCTACTGCTGCTGACGCATTAGCAATTCCTTCTATCGATGTAAAAATGAAATCTGAAGCAATTGTTGCTAAAACAAGAAAGTTAAAAGCACAATGGACACCAGAATTTGCACAAGATTTGAATGCTTACCAAGCACTAGATGCTGAAGCTGAGCTTACTTCAATCATGAGT